AGTTTTAGAGAACGAAGTAAAACGTTATAATAAAGAATATGTTAAGAAGAATCGTGCATTCGGTGAATTGGGTCATCCACAAGGTCCAAGTATTAATTTAGAACGTGTTTCACATATGATTAAAGAATTATATCAAGATGGAGACAATTTCATTGGCAAAGCTAAGATTATGGATTCTCCCTATGGTAATATTGTTAGAAATTTAATTAAAGAGGGAGCATCATTAGGTGTTTCATCTCGAGGCATGGGATCTCTTAAATCTAAAAATGGTATAAACGAAGTACAGAAAGATTTTTATCTCGCTACTGCGGCCGATATCGTAGCTGATCCTTCTGCTCCCGATGCTTTTGTACAGGGCATTATGGAAGGCGTAGATTGGATTATGAATGGTGGTAAATGGGTGCAGACTTTCGTAGAAAAATCTCAATACGAAATTAAAAAAGCTAGAAAATCTGAGTTAGAAACAACTAAATTGCGTATTTTCGAAGACTTTTTAAAGAAAATGTAAGTAAAATAGCAATTATTATAAATATTTAGAACCATAGTAAAGGAGCATAAATATGTCCGACGAGAATACAGAGATTCCTGAAGATTTAGAAGATCAAGGAGAAGATCTACAGGAATTTAAAGCAGATGATGGGGAGTCAGAAGTCCCTGAGCCTGTTAAATTAAAATCAAAACCAGCCCCTAGCGATAAGCTAGTAAAGTTAGCCACTGGTGATAGTATTAGAAAAGGTACTAAAGTAGGCATGATTAATGACATGATGTCAAAACTTCATGGCATGAATAAAGATTCTCTTAAAGTCCAACATAATAAAATGATGGAAGAACTAGATGATGAAGACAGAGATGATAGCGAAGAAGATAATGCGGCAATTAAAGAAAATAAAGTAACTGCCACAGATATCGATCTAACAGATGATGTCGCTGCTATTTTCGGCGATGAAGATCTATCAGAAGAGTTTAAAGCTAAAGTAACTACTATTTTTGAAGCTGCTGTTGTTTCTAAGATTAATGAGAAACTAATGGAAGTAACTCAAAGACTAGAGTCTGAAAATATAGCAGAATCTCTAAAGAATCATGAAGATATGGTAGAAAAGACTGATAGCTATTTAGATTATGCAATTAACGAGTGGAAAGATGAGAATCGTTTGGCTCTGGAATCTGGAGTTCGTACCGAGATTGCTGAAGAGTTTATGTCTGGTATTAAAAAGCTATTTGAAGATAGTTATATCGATATCCCAGAAGATAAAGTTGATGTCCTATCTAATATGTCCGAGAAATCAGATGAATTAGAAGAATCTCTTAATAAAGAAATCGCAAAGAATGTAGAGTTATCAGATAATATTGAGAAGTTAATTCGCAGTAATGTTGTTGCAGAAGCTTCCTTTGCGTTAACTGATGCTAATACTGAGAAGTTAGTAGATCTATCTGCTGGCATAGATTTTGTATCAGAAGAAGATTTCCGTGCGAAAGTTACTATGATTAAAGAAAGCTATTTCACTGATGAAGATAAAGTACAATCTTTTGTCGATGATGATGAGCCTCTTGAAGTAACTGATGATACAAATATTCCACAGAATATGTCTCATTATGCGGCCGCCATTTCTAGAAGTATCAAGAAATAAGGTATCTTATAAATAATAATAGCCAGTAATAAAAGGAGTTACAACAATGTTAACTGAAGATCTAATCAAGAAATGGGGCCCAGTTCTTGAGCATCCTGACCTAATTGATATTAAGGATCCTCATAAGAGGCAGGTTACCGCAGTTCTACTAGAGAACCAAGAGAAAGCTTCACGCGAAGCAGCTTTCGGTTCAGGTGGCTATCAAATGCCATCACTACTTGGTGAGGCCGCACCTTCTAATGCTATGGGTGCTTCTTCTTCAACTGCTAGTGCTGGTTCTGTCGATATTTTCGATCCAGTCTTAGTCGCACTCGTCCGCCGCTCCATGCCAAATATGGTTGCGTATGACGTTTGTGGTGTACAGCCAATGACAGGTCCAACTGGACTTATCTTTGCTATGCGCTCACGTTTCAACACCCAATCTGGTGCAGAGGCGCTTCATGACGAAGCTAATACTTCTCACTCAGCTACCGGCTCAACTACTGCTAATACCGCCAACTTTGCTGGTGTTATCGATGGTTCCGCTGGTGGTCTACAGTCTGGTGATGATCCAACTGCCCGTGCTACCGGTGGTGCTTATAGCCCACATACTGGTATGTCAACGGCATCTGGTGAAGCACTTGGCGATGCCGCAGCTAATGCATTCTCCGAGATGGCTTTCTCCGTCGAGAAGGTTGCAGTAACCGCAGTCTCTCGCGCCCTCAAGGCAGAGTACACCATGGAACTCGCTCAAGATCTTAAAGCCATTCATGGCCTAGATGCTGAGACCGAGCTTTCAAACATCCTTTCCGCTGAAATTCTTTCAGAAATTAACCGGGAAGTCGTTCGTACCATTAACTATACTGCTACCGCTGGTGCTCAAGAGAACACTACAACCGCAGGTACTTTCAATCTAGATGTCGATTCAAATGGCCGGTGGTCAGTTGAGAAGTTCAAGGGTATGATCTTCCAAATCGAGCGCGAAGCCAATCAGATCGCTAAGTCTACTCGTCGCGGCAAGGGCAATGTCCTAATCTGCGGTTCAGACGTAGCTTCTGCTCTACAAATGGCAGGCGTTCTAGACTATACTCCAGCACTTTCGGCTGGTCTAAATGTCGATGACACGGGCAATACTTTCGCCGGTGTTCTAAACGGTCGGATCAAAGTCTATGTTGATCCATACTTCTCTAGTGCTTCAGGCAACCAGTACTTCACCGTAGGTTATAAGGGTTCTAGCGCATTCGATGCTGGCCTCTTCTATTGCCCATACGTTCCATTGCAGATGGTTCGTGCGGTTGGTGAAAATACCTTCCAGCCAAAGATTGGCTTCAAGACCCGCTACGGCATGGTCGCGAACCCATTCGCTACTACAAGTGCTGATGGTGCTATTGCCTTCGCTAAGAAGAACGTTTACTATCGCATTGTAACCGTTTCTAACCTAATGTAAGATTGGGGTTAACCCAACCTGACTAAGAGGGGGGCTTCGGCTCCCCTCTTTTTTTTATATAAATACATTAGGAGGAACATATATGGCATCGGATCCCATTAATAAAAATTTCTTGGGTCAAACTGGTTTTAGATTGGTGCTTGATAGAACACCAACAATGAATTATTTTTCCCAATCAGCTAGTCTCCCATCAATTTCTTTGGGCACGGCTAATATTGTCAACCCTCTAATCGACTATCCACTACCCGGTGAAAAACTTACATTCTCACCATTCAATATTTCTTTTAGAGTAGACGAAGATTTAAAAAATTATATAGAAATATATAATTGGTTGGTGGGATTAGGATCTCCTACATCAACAGATCAATATAAAAATTATCAAAATGCTAGTACCAATCAAGCTAGTCTATCTGATGCTACACTATCTATTCTAAGTAGTAAATACAATCCTAATCTAAGAATTAAATTTCAAAAGATGTTTCCAGAATCTATCTCTGAACTACTATTCACTAGTACTGGATCTGATATTGAATACTTAGAAGCTACTGTTAGTTTCAGATATTCGTTGTATACTATAGAATCTCTCTAATGGAAGACCTCTACTATCGTGAAATTATCTGGCAACTCCCTACTCTAAAAGATTTTATATATATTATAATAAGTGTTGTTCCCTCTTTTATTGTGGGGTTCTATTCTGCAAGACTTGTCTATAAAAGTAAACCTAATAAAAAGAAAGGTAAAAAATCTTGAAAATAGAAGATATTATGAACGAATGGACTAAAGATACTGTTATGGATAACACTTCACTTGATAAAGAAAGCCTGAAGATACCCACATTACATTCTAAATGGCTCCGCATTCTAAGTACTGAACGACAAAAATTAAGAAGTATACATATAAAGAGACAAACACTTACCAAAGTACTTGGGGAATATTTTCGAGGAGAATTGAATAATCCAGAAGACCTAGAAGAAATAAAGCGGGGCCCCTGGCTGGGTAAAACTGTTATTAAAAGTGAAATGCAACATCATGTAGATGCAGATTCAGATATGATAGAGTTGAATTTAAAAATGGCCTATCAACAAGAAAGTGTTGATGTACTAGATTCTATTATGAAAGAAATCAATAGTAGACAGTGGAATATTAGAAATGCAATTGAATGGAGAAAGTTCGAAAACGGAGTCGGATAGTGATATATACATTATATCTCATAATGAAGTACATATAAGAATAGAAAGCGATCGAGGAATAGCTCAAGAATTAAATGAACACTTTTCATTTTATATTCCGGGTTATCGTTTCATGCCCGCGTTTAAATCTAGAAATTGGGACGGTAAGATACGTCTCTTCGATCTAAATAAACTTATCATATATAAAGGTCTCATAGAAGAAGTAAAAAAATTCGCTACTTCACGAAACTATACAATAGAA